CGTGTTCTTAATGAAGTTTTTATCAGACATGATACATCAATAGACATGAGAACAAATGGTGTAGCAGACTTCAAAGCAGAGCGTAGAAGTAAAGGCGTATCGCCTAATCTACTTCATCTTGTAACCAATACCAATTCCTTTGGTGGTTAATCTATAAGACGTCCTTAGAGCAACACTGACACGCTCTAAGGGCGCTTGCCACTCCAAGCGGGCGCCCAGACAAGCTAGCAAATGGGGGGTGAGTGAACGATAGTGAACGATCACCGATAGGGGACACCCCCCATTTGCTAGCTTGTCTATTATCTTCTAAAGAGCCGACAACAGACGGGCACAGAATATTCAGAAAATTTGGCATTTTGGGACCCCTTTTATATAACAAAAAAGGCTTAGGAGTCCCTTGTCCGTTGTCATTTTTTTAATTTTTTTTCTCTAGGAGTCCCTTGTCCACTGAAAAATTATATATAATAAAAAATATGGCCTTAATTAATACTGATAAGCTAACGGAAAAATATCCCGAAGCTGCCCGTGAACTGCTTGAATTAACGGAAGCATTAAAAGTCAAAGAGCTGCAACGCAATGGTGCGGAAAGTTTTTTGACCTACGTCCGTCATATCTGGCCAGATTTCATTGAAGGGCGTCATCATCAGATATTCGCCGATAAACTTGAGAAAGTGGCACGCGGAGAACTCAAGCGTTTGATCGTTAACATGCCGCCAAGACATACAAAAAGTGAGTTCGCAAGCACTTATTTTCCCTCGTGGGTGCTGGGTAAAAATCCGAAACTTAAAGTCATGCAGATTACTCATACCGCCGAACTTGCTTTTCGATTCGGTCGACGCGTCAGGGATGTCATTGATTCAGAAGAATACCAGGGAGTTTTCCCAGGAGTAGCCCTAAAAGCCGATTCAAAAAGTGCCGGACGCTGGGAAACCAACGCCGGAGGGGAAGCGTTCTATTCAGGAATTGGCGGAGCGGTCACTGGTCGGGGGGCGGATCTCCTGGTTCTCGATGATATTCATTCAGAACAAGACGCACTTAGTCCGACAGCATTGGACAATGCCTGGGAATATTATTCCTCCGGTCCACGCCAACGGCTGCAACCAGGCGGTGCTATTGTGATAGTAATGACCCGCTGGTCGACCAAGGACTTAACAGGAAGGCTGTTGAACAAACAAGCCGAAGACCATGCCGATCAATGGGAAGTCGTAGAATTTCCAGCAATTTTCCCTGATTCCGGCAAAGCCCTATGGCCCGGATACTGGAAATTGGAAGAACTTGAAGGAGTCAAAGCTTCGTTGCCGGTGAGCAAATGGGAAGCACAATGGATGCAAAACCCGACATCGGAAGAAGGAGCGATTTTGAAAAGGGAATGGTGGAAAAAATGGAGCAAAAAAGAAGTTCCGGAAATGCACTATGTAATACAATCCTATGATACGGCTTTCTCCAAAAAGGAAACAGCGGACTTTTCAGCAATTACAACCTGGTGCGTGTTCCAGCCGGAAGAAGGCTCGCTGCGTCCGGCGTTGTTACTTTTAGATAGTAAAAAAGGGCGTTGGGATTTTCCTGAACTCAAGCGGGTTGCATACGAACAATATACTTATTGGGATCCGGACACCATTATTGTCGAAGCCAAAGCTTCCGGTATGCCACTAACTGATGAATTACGCCAGGCAGGAATCCCAGTAGTGAACTATTCCCCTGGAAAAGGACAAGACAAAATTGCGCGGGTAAACTCGGTAGCACCTATTCTGGAAGCAGGCATGGTGTATGTTCCTGAGACCCGTTGGGCGGAAGAACTGGTCGAAGAATGTGCAGCGTTTCCCCATGGGGATTATGATGATTTGGTAGATTCAACCACACAAGCACTATTGCGCTATCGACAGGGGGGATTTATTGGGTTAGAATCAGATTATGATATGCAGGACAATGCTCCGCGCAGAATCAAAGAGTATTACTAATCGGGAGAAAACAATGTCAGTAAAAAAAGGCGAAGTAATCAAGGACCAAGGGTTTGTTCCTTATGCCAAACAGAAGAAAATGGCAACAACAAAGGGCCCCAAACCAGGAGCCGGTAAAGGTAAATCAAGAGGCGGAGGCATCGCTAAACGCGGTATTAACTTTACAGGCGTATACTAATGATAACTAAAGGTATCGCCAGGCTTCTTCCGGAGTTAATGAAGAAAGCCAAAGGAGTAACAAGTCCTGCTACGCAAGTCAGAAACACGCAGAGCGCTAAACTCATGGCGCAAGGAAGCAACAGGATAAAAAAGCATTATTCTGATGCGTTTAACGAAGCGAGAGCAAGAATTAACAAAATGGACATGTCTCCCGCTCAAAAAGACGCGGCAGTGGAGAAGCTTAGAACGTTTATGCGGAACCAACATTCTGAAGAAATGATGAGAACAGCGAATTTAGGAGACTTTGCTGTAACACCGCTTCCAGCTCTAGTAAAGCAAGGACTCGCATTTGCTACGGGTGGTGCACTTGGCTATGGCGTAGGCGCAAATAAAAATGCGATTGCGGACATGTTGAAATCAACAAAGCTTCCTACTCAACAGGACCTTGGAACAGACTATAGAGGACTGGCCAGAGGAATCGTTGGAGAGCTTGCTTTTGATAATGAGGAGCCAGAATTTGACTTAGCCCTTGACGAAGAACCCCTTGAACAAGGAGGAATAGGAGATCTATTGTTCTGGAACAGAATATTTGGGAACTAACTAATGGCCACAATTGGCGGAAATAAACCGACGAACATAGATCGTATTGCTGATCTGATTGACCTAGAAATTGAAGACGGACAAACGGTCGAGATCGAAGAACCATTGCCCATGGACAGTGGGGCTGCTGTCTCTTTTATAGAAGACGGTTCAGCTGAAATAAATTTTGATCCCTATGGCATGGAGCAGCAACAGCAGCAGGTTCCTTTTGAGGCTAATTTAGCGGAACACATAGATGATTCAACCCTTGGTCTGATAGCCAATGACCTAGTTGGAGATTTTGAAGATGACCATGGCAGTCGAGCCGATTGGGAACAAACCTATGTTGAAGGCTTGGATCTCCTTGGATTCAAATATGAAGACCGTGAGCGACCGTTTCCGGGAGCATCAGGGGTAACCCACCCCCTCCTGGCAGAATCGGTTACTCAATTTCAAGCCCAAGCTTTTAAAGAGCTTCTTCCTTCCAAAGGACCCGTAAAAACCCGAATAATGGGGCTCGAAAACCCCGAAAGTGAGGCTCAGGCACAGCGCGTGCAAGAGTTTATGAACTACCAAATCACTACGGTAATGCAGGAATATACCCCTGAAATGGACCAATTATTGTTTTATTTGCCTCTAGCAGGCTCTGCTTTCAAGAAAGTCTATTTTGACCCAAGCAAACAACGAGCAGTAAGCACTTTTGTGCCTACTGAAGATTTAGTGGTGCCCTATACCGCCAGTGACATTGAAACCTGTGAAAGAGTAACCCATATAGTAAAAATGACCTATAACGAGGTGCGCACACAGCAAGTAGCGGGGTTTTATAGAGACATTTCACTGGAGCCTAGTGAAACGAATATTGCCAGTAAGCCCAAAGATAAAGTAGATGACCTTGAAGGATTAACCACTGGCGTTAACGAAATGATGTATGAGCTCCTAGAGTTTCATGTATCCATGGACATCCCTGGTTTTGAAGATCCCGATGGTTTTCATCTCCCTTATATAATTACAGTTGACCGAACTTCAAATCAAGTTTTAGCGATCCGTAGAAACTATAATCCGAACGACCCCCTGAAAACAAAAATTCAGTTTTTCGTTCATTACAAATTTCTCCCAGGTTTGGGTTTCTACGGATTTGGACTGATTCACATGATTGGAGGACTTTCCAGAACCGCAACCGGAGCTCTAAGACAGCTCATAGATGCTGGAACCCTAGCCAATCTTCCTGCTGGATTTAAAGCCAGGGGACTGAGAATCAGGGACGACGAAACTCCATTGGAACCAGGAGAGTTTCGTGATGTAGATGCACCAGGCGGAGCCCTTCGAGATTCTTTGATACCTTTGCCTTATAAAGAACCTTCACAAACCCTACTTGCTTTAATGGGTTCTTGTGTTGAAGCTGGGCAAAGATTCGCGTCCTTGGCTAATTTACAAATTGGTGAAGGCAACCAGGAA